GCAATTGTTGGAGTTACTACTAATTTTGTTAATACAATAACTGTTGGTATACAGACTGCAGTTGCTGTTAGTTTAAGTGGAAAAAATGAGAGTAATGGAAAATATAGTATAGTTAATTTTGATAATTCAGTTCCTTTTATTGATGGTGATGAAGTTTTTTATGACTCTAATTCTACTTCTTATGATGGTTTAGAAACTGGTAATTATTTTGTAAGTATTGTAGAAAACACTTTAAAGAAAAAAATAAAACTTTATTCTTCTAGATCTTTTATAGAAGATGATTCTTTTATAGAATTTGGAAATCTTGTACAAAGTACCGAATCAAATATTCATAATTTTACATTAGCTTCTCAAAAATCTAATTTAATAGAACCTCAAAAATTATTTAAAAAGTTTTCTTTAGAATCTACAACAAATAGAGGAAATCAAATTAAAACTCCAAAAGGATCAATAGGAATGTTGATTAATGGAGTTGAAATTACTAATTATAAATCTAATGACGTAATTTATTATGGTCCATTAACTTCTCTAAATGTTTTAAATGGTGGAATGGGTTATGATGTTGTAAATCCTCCTAAAGTTGAAGTTTCTACTGGTATAGGGGATACTGCACTTATTCAGCCTGTATTGAATGGTAAAATTACTAAAGTTGATGTAGATACTCAGAATTTTGATATTAGTAGTATAGTTTCTATTAGTGCAGTAGGTGGTAATAGTGGAGCATCTTTAAAAGTAATAACAAGCAAAAAATCCAGAGAAGTTGAATTTAAGGGAAATACTGCTGCTTATGGAGGAGGTATTAATACCACTACAAATCAAATTACATTTTTAGAGGAACATAAATTACAAAATTTCGAACCAATAATTTATAAATCTGAAGGTTCTCCTGGTGTTCCTGTTGGAATAGGTACTTCGACATTAGTTAATAATGCATTGTATTACCCAAGAGTAATTAATAATAAAACTATTGAATTATATAATTTTAAAAATGATGCTATAGGTAGTAATGGAGTAGGTATTAATACAGTAAGTTTTGGTAATACTGATACTTACTATGGAATTCATAAATTCCTTACTCTTCCTAATTCATTAAAAATTGATAATATTAATATTATTGATGGTGGATCATTTACTAATAGAAAATTAATTGTTAAACCAATTGGTATTTCAACTACGTATGATACTATTACCTTTAAAAATCATGGATTTAATGATGGAGATATAATTGAATATTCTCATATAGGAACAGCAATATCTGGATTAACAACATCTACTGGTATAACAACTACAGCACAACAATATAAAATTTTAAAGATTGATAGTGATTCATTTAGACTTGCTGATGCTGGTATTGCAGGGACTATAACCTCTAATTATATAAGAAAAAATTATATATCTTTAGATTCAGTTGGTACGGGATATCATAATTTTGCTTATCCTAATATCTCAGTTTCTATAGATTATATTCCTGTTGGAGTTGGAACTACTACTCAAAATATAGAAACTATAATTGCTACACCTATTGTAAAAGGAAGTATTATTGATTCTTATCTATATGAAAGTGGTACAGGATATGGATCATCTATATTAAATTTTGAAAAGAAACCTATTATTTCTATAAAAAATGGTAATGGTGCATCAATTAAACCATCTATTATTAATGGAAGAATAACGGATACTATTTTAGAATTTGGAGGAAGAGAATATTATTCAATTCCTGATTTAGAAGTTATAGATTCTAGTGGAAAAGGGTCAGGAGCAGACTTAAGACCTATTATTACCGATAATAAAATAACATCAGTTGTAATTATTAACCCAGGTATTGGTTATTCTGCTACTGATACATCTATTAATGTAGTTTCTAGAGGAAAAAATGGTATATTAGATGCTAATGTTAGACAATTATCTATTGATATAAGTAAAAAATATAATAATACTCAATTATTATTAGAAGGAAGAGACAATTTAGCATATAGTGTTTGTGGTTATGATAAAGATTTTAGAGAATCTTTTGGTGAAGAGAGTGAAACAGCATCTAATATTATTGGTTGGGCATATGATGGTAATCCAATTTATGGACCTTATGGATATTCTGATCCAAAAATTGCTGATAATATAACAAGAATGGTTTCTGGATATGAACTTGATACCTCTAATATTGTAGATAGACCTTCAATTTCCGATTTTGAAGCAGGTTTCTTTGTTGATGACTATAAATTTACAAATTCTGGCAATTTAGATGAAAATAATGGCAGATTTGGAAAAACTCCAGAATTTCCTAATGGAATTTATGCATATTTTGCTACAATAGATCAGGATGGACCATCTGGAATAGCTACATTTCCTTATTTTGTTGGAAATTCTTATAGATCTTTACCATTAGATCAAAATTTTACTCAATCTTTTGATTTTTCGTCATCTAATTTAATTAGAAACACATTTCCTTATAGAGTTTCTGAAGAAAATATTGATAATGACTTTATAATTGAGACTAATGAGATTTCAAGACAAAAAGCAGTTGTTGAAACTATAACAAAAGGACCAATTGATCAACTAGAAGTCATTTCTGCGGGTAATGATTACAAAATTAATGATATTTTAACTTTTGATGAGACAAATACTAATGGTAGTGGGTTAATTTCTAAAATTTCATCATTAAAAGGCAAAAATATTGTAAATGTAAGCACAGCAGTAAGTACTTATACAGATGCTATATTTACATGGTTGGAAAATGAAGTAAAAGTTACTGTTTTACCATCACATAATTGGGAAAATCGTGATAATATTGTGATTTCTGGATTTTCTACAGAATTATCCCAATTAAATGGTTCTCATGTTATTGGAGTAACAACATTTTCAACAAATTTAACATATGCTTTAGAGTCTTCTACCGCAGGTATTACTACAGAAATATGGGTATCAAATATTCCATCTAATATTTCTATTGGTAGTAGTTTAAAGATAGGAACAGAAACTTTAAAATTATTAGGTATCTATAAATCACAAAATATATTAAAAGTTGAGAGAGGATTGACTGGAGTTGCTCATACTGCAAGGTCTATATTATCTTTTGTACCAGATTCATTTACTATTAGTAAATCTATACCATCTTTCGATTCAAATGTAAATAATAAAGTTTATTTTAATCCATTTGAATCCGTAGGATTTGGAACAGTAAGTGGTATTTCTTCTAGTATGACCTTTGAATTTGCAAAGAAAGATATTACTGTAAATGTTCCAACTCAAAGAATTTATATTGAAAATCATCCATTTAATGATAATGAAGAAGTAACATTTGAAGCTGGAGGAACAACTCTTTCAATTTCTACTTCTCCTGATGGTAATGTTTATACTATGCCATCTACAGTTTATATTACAAATGCTGGTAAGAATACAATTGGCATTAAAACGGGAATTGGTAGTACTTATTTTGATAATTATTTTCGTGGTGGTGGTGCAGATTCTAATACTTACTCATTTGAAAGCAAGTATTCGCAAATAAAAGGTAAGGTTGAAAGGATTGATGCATTAGTTACTTTATCAACTTCTCATAATCTAAGAAAAAATGATATTATTGAGTTAAATGTTGAACCTAAGTTATCAGTTGGAATAGGAACTTCTTCTGCAGTATCAATAAAAAGACAAGAAGATACTAATTACATATTAGTGGATACTATTGGATTTAGTTCTACAGGTATTAATACTGATACAAATGAAATATCTTTTGGAATAACTTCTCATGGATTAAAAACTGGTGATAAGATTTCATATTCTGCAGATTTATTTCCAGAAGGAATTTCATCAACATCTTATTATGTTTATAAAGTAGATGATAAAACAATAAAATTAACTGAAACATTATTTGATGCTAATAATAACCCTCCCACAACTATAGGTATAGGTTCTACTGGTGGTATAAATCAATCTCTTAACTTAATTAATCCTTCACTTGAAGTTATTAAAACAAATAGTTTAGTTTTTGATTTATCACATTCTTCATTAGAAAATTATAAATTTAAATTATATTATGATAATGAATTTAAGAATGAATTTATTTCTAGTGGTTCTACTACATTTAATATTTCTGGAATAGGAACTGTAGGGATATCTTCTACTGCAAGTTTAACTCTTGATTATGATAATGTATTGCCTCAAAAATTATATTATAATCTTGAAAAATCTGGTTTTATTAATACTGCAGATACAAGTGTTAAAAATTATTCGGAAATAAATTTTGTTAAGAGTTTCTATAATTCATCATATAATGTTATTGGTGTAGGTGATACTACTTTTACTATTGCTTTAAAAGAAAATCCAGAAAAAATATCATATGCTTCATCTGAATGTTCTGTACTATCATATACAACAAATTCTTTAACTGAACAAGGTGGAATTGATAATGTTATGATTATTGATAAGGGTAGTAATTATAAAAAATTACCTAATTTTGTTGGATCTTCTTCTACACAAGGATCTGGAGCTTATGTTGTTGCTAAGTCAAAAGATGTTGGTAATGCAAATAAAGTAAGAATTATTAATGAAGGATTCGAATATTCTTCAGATGTTACTTTAAAACCATCTGCTTATATTTCCCCATTTATTGTTATTAAGAATTCCGATACTATTGGTATTATTACAATAACTAATGGTGGAAAAAATTATACAGATATTCCATTTGTTGATGTTGTTGATTCTATAACCAGAGAAAAAATTGCCAATGATTCTATTCTTGAAGCTGAATTAGCTGATAATGTAATAATAGATATTAAACCTTTAGTTACTCCACAAGGACTTCCTAATACTGGAGTTGAATTATTTACTGTAAACAATTCGAATGGAATTGCAATTAGCACTATTCAATCAAATTCTAGTGGAATATTTACTTGTTGGATTCAAACACCTTCACTTGGATTTGGGACACATCCATTTGCAGTAAATGATGAAGTTTTTATAGAAGGTATTTCTAAACATGGAACATTAGGTTCAGGATTTAATTCACCAGAATTGGGATATAAGTTTGGAAAGGTTACTGACTATGCTTTAGCGGGCGATGAAACAATAGTTATTCCCAATCTTTCAATAAATGATAGAGTTACTATTGATTTAACGGGTATATCTACTAATACTGGAATAGCAGTAACAGATCAACAATTGTTAGCTAATCTTATAAACAAGAAGAATTATCCTATTTTTACAGTAAAACAAAAAGCTGGAGTATTTAATATAGGGGAGAAATTAATTTGTAATAATATTATAAGAGATTTATTTATTTCTCATGCAGAAGATGATTATATTAAGGTAACAGGGTCTTACAATATATCTGTTAATGATGTGATTATAGGAACTGAAAGTGGAACAACTGCAACTGTTAGTAATATTACTGAAAATTTTGGTGAATTTGATGTCAATTATATGGTTGAGAAGAATATTGGGTGGTCAAATAATATTGGAGAATTAAATTTAGATACACAGGTAACTCCTGATAATGATTATTATCAAAATCTTTCATATGCTGTACAAAGTTCTCGTACTTTTGATCAATTAAGAAGTCCTGTTAGTTCTTTACTTCATACCAGTGGATTAAAGAACTTTGCTAATGTTGGAATTGCATCTGCATCATTAGTTGGTATTGGAAGTTCAAGTGTATTATCTACTATTCAGAATTGTATTTCAGATACAAGAGTAGATACAATTTATAATTATGATTATGCATATGATTTGGGTATACCAGCATCTAATACTTCCAGTTCTATAAAGTTAAAGAATAAAGTATTATTGCCATATACTTTAGCAAAAAGTAATCAAGTTTTAGTTATTGATAGTATTAAAAATTTATTTTCTAATACAGATTCAGAACCTAATCCATATCTAGATTTATTTGAACTTAATACAAATTCAACATTTAAAAATTTATTAATTAGAGTTTCTAATTTAGAAAATAGTGATATTCAGATGAATGAATTGGTGATATTGAATGATGGAACAACAAAAACTATTTTGCAAAAAGGTGATTTAGAAGATGAATTTAATATTGGTAATTTTAATCTTATTGAAGATAGATTTGGTACTTCTTATTTGAGATTTATTCCTAAACCAGATGGTTATAATTATGATTATGATCTTAAGACAATTGAAACTACTTTTTCTACAAGCAATTTAGGTATTGGTACAGTGAGTGTAGGATTTGTTGATCTTACAGGATCAATTGGATTATCTACAGTAGATACTACTATAGGAATAACTACAACAACTATTATTGGTGTAGATTCTGAAAAATATAAGTCTTTTTATGCCAGAAATCAATTGATTAATAAGACTACCAATGAAATGAATTATGTTGAAACATATATTACTCATGATGAAACAGATACTTATGTTAGTGAATATTTTATTGATACACATAATGAACAGGAAGGTTATTCTAATACTTTAATGGGATCTTTTAAAGGAGATCTTACTGGTTCGGAATTTTCTCTTCAATTTGAAAATAGTTCAACTGATGAAATTGTATTTAAATCAGATATAGTTGGTATTGGAACAACAACAGTTGGTGTTGGAACTTATAGATTTTCAGCACCTAATCAACCAGCAGAAGCTGAGAGATCTGTAATTTATGATACTCAGTATAATACTGGAATAGGAACAACTACTGTTTTTAGTATAAGTAAATCTTTATTTAATTCTGCTAAGTCATTAGTTGAAGTTAGTGTGGGTTCTACTAAAGCTCTTCATCAAGTAACGACTATCTATAATGAAACTAATGTTTATACTCAATTAGGTCCTATATTATCTGTTCCAGATGCTCTTCCAAATCCTGGTAGTGGTATAGGAACTAATACTGGTATAGGTACTTTTGGTGCATATTACGATAGTACTAACTTTATATTAGATTTTCATCCTGATGATGAGTTTATAGCTAGTGAAATTCAAGTTTCTTCCTTTAATACTTTATTCTATACTGAAGTAGATTATCTTAATACTCGAAATATAGTAGATTTAACATATGGTGGATGTACAAATTCTGCTAATGTATATGCATATAATGCACTTAATGGTGAACGAATCAATAGAAAAAATTTCACATTAACAAGCAATAATACTCCAATTTTTGCAAAATCATTTGATCCTGTTGATTCTTCTGCAGTTGATTTATCCACAGGAAAATTTACTATTAAAGATCATTTCTTTAGAACTAATGAGGAGTTAATATATACCCCTAAATCTACATTTGTTGGTGTTGGTTCAACACCAATGCAATATAAACCTGCTACTGGAAATATTGATATTTTACCATCTAGTGTTTTTGCTATTAGAAATGATACTGATAGTTTTTATATATCAACAATAAGAGCAGGAACAGCTGTTACTTTTGTTGGTGTTGGTACAGGAAATGCTCATGAATTTGCAATGTCTAAGAGTAATACGAAAGCGATTATTTCTATTAATAATATAATTCAATCACCATTAGCATTTGTTCCAACATCTCACACATTAAAAGATAATATTGATGATAGTAGTGTAGGAA